AAAGGAGCCAATACTCCAAACTGTGCCACGCTCTCCACCGTCCGCTGCATGGCCTCATCGTCCAGCACCTTGAATGGGTGGTCTTTAAAATGATGCAGTTCTGAAATGGGAATCTGCTGGATTTTTTCAACATTGCGGCTTTCGTCGGTGGAAAAAATATCATCGAAGCTGCTCAAGCTGATGTTTGCGCCGCTTTTCGGCATTGCGCAGCACCTCCTTTGTCAGGGCGCGGTAGGCTTCCGCCACCTTGCCTTTGGGGTCATGGGCAAAGATACTCTTGCCCTCGGCGCTGATTTCCGCTGCCCGCACGGAACGTGGAATACCTTGCTCAAACACTTTGATTTTGCCGCCATAAACCGGCAGTATATGCTATGTAAGGTATTTCAATATCGCACTCTGTTTTCCGTCCAATAAAATTCCCATGCCGCCTTCGGGCGGCATTTGTTTTTAGTGTGCAAATCATAAGAAATAGCCCCCACCGCAAGGTATCTGCTACTCCCGAACTCCGTACTTTTTATACGGCGAAAAGGATTATAATTTTGTGCGTAGTACGGTATAATAAGCGAAAAGTTTATTGTACGAAAGTGAGGAGTGGCGGTGGATAACATTCTTAATACCATAACCGCCTACCGTAAAGAACGCAAATGGTCGCTATACGATTTAGCGGCTCACGCCGAGCTGAAACCGTCCACCATTTCTACATGGTATAATGACAATGCGATTCCGACCATTCCTTCGCTTGTAAAGATCTGCGATGCCTTTCAGATCACACTTTCTGAGTTTTTTGCTAAGGCAGAGGGAAGTGAATCTGCCCCGGTAGCACTTACGTCCCAGCAGATGCAGGTCATTGAGAAGTGGTCGATACTTCGCCCTGACCAGCAGGAAGCTTTTTTGAATTTGCTGAATACGATTCCCTGATTTTACATGGATAGCAATAGAGTTGCGGCTCTTTTACTATTGTGAAGGATGTTCTGTACGTCCTTCATACTCCGCCCGCCTTGCCATCATCGACAAAGAAAGGACGAAGAAACATGAAAAGGAGATTGATCGAGTACAAACCGAACCCCGGCAACCAAAACTTGGTCCGCCGCCGACTGCATCTTTGCACTCCGACCTTGTGGCGCAGCTTGCGACTGCGTTGCTCTGTGGTCGGAGGGCTGGCTTATGTACTTTGATTCTTACGCCACCGGCAAACGTATCCAGCACCTGCGCAAGGCCAAAGGCATGACGCAGGAGGAGTTGGCAATCAAACTGAACATCAGTGACCGCCACCTCCGTAGCCTTGAAAGAGGAGAGTACACCCCCTCGGTTGACTTGTTCGTTGAAATCGTTGAATTTTTCAACACTACGCTCGACCATTTGATTATGGGGAAATCCACTTCTGAGCAAGAAGAATTGATGAAGAAGAAAGTCAGTGCCAAACTTCAGCGCATGGCACGCAGCCTAGAGGCTCTTGCTTACGAGTTATAAATTACACACAACAGCTCTTTCGGACGGATGGCTCATACAAGCCGGTGTCCGAGAGGGCTTTTTTCTTTGAAAAAAGTTCAAAGTCGCATTTGTAAAACTGTCGAAAAATTTATGTCGCAACATCAATGAAAAACACTCAAAACCGGAAGCGATACTTCCGGTTTTTTGCTTAAAAACCGGAGGTACGACCTCCTAAAAAAGCATTCAGTTTTCAGGTACACTATGGTCACAGCAAGGGCAACCCCCCAGACGGGGAGAAGCCCGAAGCTGTAAGCCGTACCTTGAAAACTGAATATCATTCCCTCGGACAAAATAATGAAACTTCCGTAACTCGCGGCCCGGCCATAAAGAAGGCGGGGTGGCTGAAGAAGCCAATGTGGAGTGTGGGTGCAAGTCCCCACTTACCGAGGTGCATTCCAAATCCAACGGGGGTCGAGGACAAATAGGTTGGAAAACTTAAAGCAAAACTTCAAAGCCCACCACCGGGATTCTTCTGAATCTAGGCAGTGGGCTTTTTCCATACCGAATATTCATTCTGATGACACGGAGGTATTGATTATGAGCCGTACTTTTACCCACAAGACTGACGAATCGACCCTGACCACCCTCTGCCCCCGCTGCCTGAATGCCTTTCGGAACACGCGTGGCATCCGTGTCCGCCGTGCAGACCCCTATCAGCTCACCAAGGAGCCTTGCACCTACTGCCAGACCAACTTCGGCTACGATTACTACATCCAGCCCACCAGCCCGAAATCCACCTATTTTAAGAAAGGACGGTTCGATGATGAATCTGAATGCGCTTAAAGTTGACCCTGAATTTCAGGGCAAAATCCCGCCGCTCACCTTTGAGGAGCTGAACCAGCTCGAAGCCAACATCCTGCGAGATGGTCGTATCATCAACCCGATCATCGTATGGCAGGGCTTGATTGTGGATGGGCACAATCGCTACACCATCGCCAAGAAGCACCCGGAGATTCCTTTCACTGTTCACGAGAAAGAGTTTGCCAGCCGCTATGAAGCAATCATCTGGATTTGCAAAAACCAACTGGGGCGGCGCAACCTCACCCCGGAACAGAAGAAGTACCTTATTGGAAAACAGTACGAAGCCGAGAAGTTAAACCATGGCGGTGATCAGAAAAGTAACCTTAAAAAATCGACTGGCCAAAATGGCCAGTCGATTGACAAACGGTGGACACGTCGACGAATCGCCGATGAAAACGGTGTCAATGACAGCTTTGTAAAAAGGGCTGAGCAGTTTTCCAAGGGCGTGGATGCCGCCGAAAAAGCTGTTCCCGGCACCCGTCAGAAAGTCCTTACTGGCGAGGTAAAACCGACCGCTGCTGAGATCGCATCCGTTGCCCGCGCACCTCCCGAAGAACGTCCGGCATTGGTGGCTGAAATCTGCAAACCCAAAGACCAGAAGAAAGCCGCCATGACCAGAACAACACCGCCCCCAGCAGCCAAACCGCTTTCCGATTCCAGTACATCCGAGGAAGAATCTACGGACGAAGAACTGGTTCACACTCCGGCTCCGCAGGAGCAGACTTTTCCACAAGGAGCGAACGAACCGTTGAAAATCGACCGCCAGCAGATTCTTGAAATCGCAAACAGCCGCTATGTACCCAAACGACTTGCCGATGGGACTGCGATGCTTTGCGAGGTATCGGGAGCCGCCAACAGTATGATGCGTCGCTGGGAAAGCGTTTTCCGGGAATATCCCGACATTCTGTCCGATGCAGAGAATCGTGCATCCGTAGGACGAACGATTCAGAAATTGAGAGATTACCTGAAAAATCTGGAAGATAAGATGGAGGAACTGCTATGAAGAATATGAACTGCGTCAACACCATGCCTGAGATCATGCCAGAAATCACCGATGAAGCTATCATCGAAGCCCTTTTCGCTCAGCGGCCTTACGAAGAAAAGGTCATCAACAGTGCCTTTCTCGAAATCCCTGCGGAATATCAGCGCAAGCTGAACATCCCGAATGTCGAAAAGATGTCGGCGGAGTTCACCGAACTGATCGCCAACCCGCCCAAGGTCAGCTACCGGGACGGTCACTACTTCGTCTTTGACGGTCAGCATACCATCGTGACCCGTCGGGCGATGAACGGCGGGCAGGATCTTCCGATCATCTGCAAGGTGTATGAGGGACTGACAGAGGAAGAAGAAGCCATGCTGTTTTCCCGGCAGACGGGCGTTTCCACGCCGCTGACCGCTGGCGCAGAGCTGCGCGCCGCTTTGGTGGGCAAGGACCCGGAATCTCTCGCATTCGTGAAAGCCACCGAAAGCACCGGTCTGCAGCTCGGTCTGGACAGCTACCGTGCCCCGTGGAAGATCATCTGCATCCGCACGGCATTCAAGGAGTACAAGACCTACGGCGCAGACCTCTACAAAGAAGCCCTGACCATGCTGGCAAAGGGCTGGGAGGGTGACCCCGATTCCCTCCGCTCCGGCATCCTGCGGGGCATGGTTCGCTTTGTGGCACTCTATCAGGGCGAGTATGACCCGGAACGTCTGGTGAAGCGGCTGCGTACCGTTCACCCCATGACGCTGGTGCGTGATGAAAAGGCCATGAGCGGCACCGTCAGCTACAAGTATATGATGCTGATCCTTCGCACCTACAACGGCTCCAGCCGCCGCTTCAATCTCCCCATCAAGCAGTGACATTTTCGCCTTTCTAGGCATACTCCTTTTTCCTGCAAGAGCCGCCTGCCATAAACGGGCGGCTCTTGCTACATATAGAAGGATAGGAGGTCTGATCGCTATCATACCAAAAGACTGGAAATACCTCAGAGGGGACATTTACTATGCAGACATGGAGCCGCACATCGGCTCCGAGCAGGGTGGCACCCGCCCTGTGGTGGTTCTGCAAAACGACGTAGGAAACCGCTATGCGCCTACTCTTATCGTGGCGACAGTGACTTCCCGCACCGAGAAAAAGAAATACCAGCCCACACACGTTCTGATAGCCCACAATACAGCCTTTGAGAAACCGTCTGTGGTTCAGTTGGAACAGATCTTCACGATAGACAAAAGCCGCATACAGCGCTTCTTAGGACAGACTACACGGCATGAAATGCGCAGAATCGAAGAAGCCCTGATGAACAGTTTGGAAATCAATGAATGGGACAGGAGGAATGCCGATGAATGAAAAAGTGATGGTATCGCCGGAGATCCAAACCGAAGCGGTTGTTCTGCCGCAGATCGTCAGCATCAAGCAGGCAAGTCAGCGTATGGGCTTGCCTGAATATTACATCCGCCGCCTTTGCCGGGAAGTGCCGGGCATGGCGTTCCAGTCAGGCAT